AGAAAATCAAATGTCCGTTGGTAGCAATTTACAAGAAATGGAAAACGTAGTAACCAAAGGGGCTGCTCCTGCTGAGCCAATGCCTTCAGCTGGCATTCCAGTTGAAGATCTCGGCGGACCTACTCCCGAAAATTATCGTCCCGATGACGATTCAGCAAAACTCAAGGATCCTGCAGCAACTCTTGCTCAAGTAAAGGATGTCGTCAACGCCAAAGCAGTTGCTGCTGAGGAAGTTGAGGCAGATGAAGATCAAGAGATCGTAGCAGAAGAAGAAGAGACCGAAGAGGAAGTTGTATCCGAAGAGGAAGAGGTCGCAGCAGAATTCAGCATCGATGAAGATGTTGAAGCACTCTTTGAAGGCGAAGAGCTTTCTGAGGAATTCCAAGAGAAAGCACGCACCATTTTCGAAGCTGCTATCAAGACAAAGGTTGGAGAGATTCAAGAGCAACTCCAATCTGCATATGAGCAAACAATCTTGGAAGAGATTGTTGCAGTTAAAGAAAGTCTGACCGAAAGACTCGACGCATACCTTGAGTATGTTGCCGATGAGTGGATCCAAGAGAACGCTCTCCAAGTCGAGCAAGGTCTTAAGACTGAAATGACCGAATCATTCCTTCAAGGAATGAAGGGTCTTTTTGAAGAACATTATGTAACCATCCCTGACGATAGATATGATGTACTTGAGAGCATGGTAGATAAACTAGATGAAATGGAGTCAAAACTCAACGAGCAGATCGATAGAAACGTCGCTCTGAATCGTAGATTAGCAGAATCAGTTGCTGATGTAATCTTTGCAGAAGTTGCTGAAGGACTTGCCCTTTCCCAGAAAGACAAGCTCGCTACTCTCGCTGAAAATGTTGAGTTTGAAAGTGAAGCAGACTATCGTGAGAAGCTGGTAACTCTGAAGAAGTCTTACTTCCCAGAGCACAGCACTCAGAAAGAGCATACCGAGACCATTTCTGAAGGAACCGAAGTTCAAACTTCATCAGTTTCTCCATTAATGGAGTCTTACATGCAGACTCTTGGTAGAGTCTCTAGAAAGTGATTTCTAGATTATACAGTTCAAACTAACTTTTTAAAGAGGTAAATTTCAAATGCAAATGCCATTAAATGAGCATCTGCAGGAGAAGTGGGCACCCCTTCTGGACTACGACGGTCTTGATCCTATCAAAGATGCACATCGTAGATCTGTAACTGCTCAACTCCTGGAGAACCAAGAACAAGCACTCAAAGAAGAGCGTGAGTTCCTGTACGAAGCACCCACCAACGCTGCTGGTAGCGGCGGTTTCGGTGGTGAAGCAACCCGCAGCGGTCCTGTTGCAGGTTTCGACCCCGTCCTGATCTCCCTGATCAGACGTGCAATGCCTAACCTGGTCGCTTATGATCTCGCAGGCGTTCAACCAATGAACGGTCCTACTGGACTGATCTTCGCAATGCGTTCACGCTATACCAACCAGTCTGGCACCGAAGCATTCTTCAACGAGCCTCTGACCACCCACTCTGGCGTTGGCACAGACGGCACCATCAACACCGATAGCTACACCAAGGAAGCTGGTGACGGACTTCCCGTTGGTTTCGGTACTGATGGTCAGACCACCAACAACCCCGCTGCTCTGAATCCTTCGAGCAACGAAACTCAAATTCGCTACGGTGTTGGTCGTGGCATGAACACCGCTACCTCTGAAGGTCTTGGTGAAACTGGTAACGATTTCAACGAAATGGCTTTCTCGATCGAGAAGGTCACCGTTACCGCAATGTCAAGAGCTCTGAAAGCTGAGTACTCCTTAGAACTCGCTCAAGACCTCAAGGCGATTCACGGTCTGAATGCAGAAGCTGAGTTGGCAAACATTCTGTCAACTGAGATTCTTGCTGAAATCAACCGCGAAGTCATCAGAACCATCTACAAGGCTGCTGAAACTGGCGCTGCTGCTAACGTTGCTAACCCTGGTGTATTTGACCTTGACGTTGACTCCAACGGCAGATGGTCTGTTGAGAAGTTTAAGGGTCTTATCTTCCAGATCGAGCGTGATGCTAACCGCATTGCACAAAGAACTCGTCGTGGAAAGGGCAACATGATCCTCTGCTCCGCAGACGTTGCTTCCGCCCTCACCATGGCAGGCGTTCTCGATTACACCCCTGCACTCAACGCTAACCTTAACGTTGATGACACTGGCAACACCTTCGCTGGTGTTCTTGCTGGTAAGTTCCGCGTCTACATCGACCCATATTCGGCAAACAGTGCTGCTGATCAGTACTACGTTGCTGGTTATAAGGGTGCTTCACCTTATGACGCTGGTCTGTTCTATTGCCCATATGTTCCTCTCCAGATGGTTCGTGCCGTCGGTCAGGACACCTTCCAGCC